GAGGCGTTGTCGGCATCTCCCGCGCCGCGGTCGGTCAGTGGGAGAAGGGCAACACCGAGCCGACCACCGAGAACCTGATCGCGGTCTGCGAATATCTCGGGATTGATTTGACCGAGGCTACTGCCGGCCGCCTGCTCTTTCTCAGCGCACCGCCGACGCAGAGCAGGCGGATACAGGTCGCACCTCCGCGCCAGTTCCCATCGATGCGCGGCAACACCGGCGGCTCATCACGCATTGAATCGCCGATGGCCGTCGAGCGGCAGTCCATGCCGAAGGACGTCCCTGTCGTCGGCATCGCGGTTGGCGGATCGGAAGGCGATTTCGCCTTCAACGGCGCGGTCATCGACTATGTGCGGCGTCCGCCAGGGATCGCCCACACCAAGGATGTCTACGCCCTTTACGTCGTCGGCATGAGCATGTCGCCCCGGTTCGAGGAAGGCGAGCTCGTCTATGTCGCGCCCAGCCGATCGCCGTCCATCGGCGATTACGTTGTCGTGCAGATGAAGCCCGAGGACGCAGGCAGCGAGCCGAAGGCGTTCATCAAGCGCCTCGTGCGCAGGACCGCCGACACTCTGCACCTCGAGCAATTCAACCCGGCCGGCATGGTCAAGCTACCGACAGCCGAGGTCGCGTCCATACACCGGGTCATCCCCTGGGACGAGGTGCTCGGCGCGTAGGGTGATTCGGCAGGCGTTAGAAGGACTTGCGCCCTAGCGGCGCTTTTTTCTTGCCCGCTTGCGCAAGTATCGCTTGCGCTCGCTAGGCAAGTAGTGCTTTACTTCCCTCATCGAACAGAGGGCGCGACCGCCCTCGCCAAACCGGGAGAGGGACGATGACCCCCGATACGCCCATCACCATCATCAGCAACCCCGGCAAGCAGCAGGAAGTCACCGACACGACGTGGGGCGCTTTCGTCGCCGCCAACGACGATGACACGGTGTCAGAGGTCGCCGAGCAGATCGCCGAGTGCTTCCAAGCCACCATCGGCGGCGGCGCTGCTCCGGTTGTGTGGGTGTTCGCCTAACACCTGTCGCCAAACCCCACGCATCGAACAGAGGGCACTGACGATGACCGTCTTCCACATCAAGGCATTTGGATACTTCGCCAGCTGCAGCCAGCCTACGGGTCAGCCCGAGAACATCTTGTGGATGTCGCGTCCCTCAGACGCCTCGCACTTCTCCTCCATCGACGAGGCCAAGGCCTTCATCGGTCAGTTCCGGTTCTCGAGCCCGGACGCCATCGAGATCTACGAGGGCTATGCGTGGCGGCCGCTTACCGACGCTGCTGCCTAACCCCCGGCATTCGAACAGAGGGCACTGACGATGACGAACGCAGCCTCTCACTACACGAACGAGCGTCGAGGCTTCCTGACGCGGGAGGCGGCACAGGACTTCCAGATCAAGTCCTCGGTGACGCCCGCATATTCGTCGCTCCATCCGGCCTTCCGCGGCGACATCTTCGTGACCGACCCCATCCACCATGCTGGCGGGCGGGTCCACGTCTGGTCGTATCGCGCGCGGTCCAAGGCTGGTCCGGTGCGGACCTACTTCGCCTCTTACGTGGGGGCGTGAGCGCCATGATCACCCCCCTCACCGCCCCCTACACCGCCGAAGAACTCCGCAACGAGATCGTCCTCGCCGAGTGCGTGATCCGCACGGGGCACTGGAACGGCTATCCGCTCAACGGAGACGACGAGGACCACTGGAAGGCGCGTCTTCTCGCGCTCCGGGGCGACCTCGCCGCGATGCTCACCGAAGACGACACGGTCGTCTCTGAGACGAGGGAGGCGGCATAGCCATGAGCACCAAGCGCTACAAGAAGGGCAAGGGCGGATATCTCCGCTACACCAACGAGAACCGCCGCGAGAAGAACAAGACGCGTCGGATGGCCCGCCACATGGCGCGTCACCCGAGCGACCGGCAGGCCGCCGATCGTCGCGCCGGCACGCCCGGCGCAGGGAAGCAGCGTCGCGCCGAGAACATCAGGCGCTACGAGGCGAACGCCCACAAGGCGCGCTCCGCGGCATGACCCCCTCTCCCGACACCGCAGCCTGAGGAGGAAGGAATGTCCGCATCGTTCTCCCGTCCCTCGCCTGTCTGTCAGCAGATCGTGGATTCGCTGATCGTGACGCCTCCGGACAGCATCCAGTTTTGGGGCATGCTCAAGGACGCCGCCACGTCATGCGGATATGTGGCCCGCGATATCGATGAAGGCGACGTGCCGAGCGACGAGGCGCTGGCGGAAGTCGAACAGCGCTGCACCAGTGTTGCCCTCGCCATCGCCGCGATCCGTGGCTCTGGCGCGACCGGAGGGCAGCCGTCATGACCCCGGACCCTTCGGCACGCAACCGGCGCCGAGCCATCCCCCAAGAAATTCCGCTGGCCCAAGAGGCCGATGCGCCGCCAGGAGCACGCACGATGACAGAATGGACACAAGTCGGATGCGCCCATTGTGGCGGGCATGGGCTCGTTCAGGGCCCCTGGTCCGCCCTCGCTGGCGATGGCCCTGACGAATGCCGCTTCTGCAACGGCAACGGCGCCGTCTGGCGCTCGCCCAAGGGGCGGCTTGCATCCTACCCCGGCGGCCCGTTCATCGGTCGTGACGATGACCGGCCCATGCGCCAGAAGCACCAGGAGGCACGTTCGTGAACGACCGAGCCGCACGCATCAACATCCACCTCGACGAGATGGAAGGCCGCATCCAGGTCATCGGCGGCATCTTCGCCGGTGCCTCCGTCCATGACCGCTGGCCCATGCCGGAAGAGGAATACGAGCGCATCGCGAGGCGCCTCGACAGCCTCGCCGAGATCGCGCGGCAACACATGCAGGCCTATCGCAATCGCGACCAGTGGAAGGCGGAAGCTGAGGCCCGCGTTGACGCTCTGCTAGAGCGGGAGGCGGCGTGATGAAGCTCTTCCTGATCAGCCAGTCCGAGAACAACGACTACGACACGTATGACAGTGCTGTCGTAGCGGCCCCGGATGAAGACACCGCGCGCAAGATGCACCCTTATCGAGGCACCGAACCTCCGCTGAAGTGGGAAAAACTCCTCGGTGAGTACAGCGATTGGGCCGCACCGGAAAACGTGTCGGTGAAGTGCATCGGCGAGACCCGCGATGACGCCGACGAGCGACCCCGCGTCATCTGCGCTTCATTCAACGCCGGATGATGACCATGGACACCCGCACCGCCATGGTCATCGCAGAGTACCGCCGCCAGCGTGAATCCCTGCTCGTCGAATTCCCCGAGCTTGCCGAGGATGAGGAAACACTCTCCGATACGCTCGATGGGCTGACCGAAGCGCAGGATTTGGTTGCCCGTCACGTCCGGGCGGCCCGGCACGACAAGGCCAACGTGGCGGCCCTCGCCGGCATCATTAACGAGGACCGCGAACGCAAGGCCCGGCTGGAGCGTCGCGCCGAAAAGCATCTTGAGATCGCCACCGCACTGATGGAGGCGATGGGCGAGCGGAAGATCGAGCGCCCGGACTTCACGGCCTCGGTTCGTGCCCTGCCCCCCAAGGTCCAGATCCTCGACGAGACGGCGCTGCCCGATGGCGCATGGCGCATCGTCGAGAAACGGGAGCCCGACAAGACCGAGATCAAGCGCCTGCTCGACGCCGGGCAGGAAGTCCCCGGAGCCTGCCTGAGCAATGGCGGGACGGGGCTGACTGTGAGGACTCGATAAATGATCGTCTTGCTCGCCCCGATACCGGAAGCCCCTGGCTATTTCGCCGAGTTTGCGACAGGCGCCATTTGGAGCACTAAAGGCAAAATACCGAAGCGCCTCGCTGGCGGGCTGTCCAGAGGATATCGCATCTATTCGCTGCTTGTTGGTGGAAGGCAGATCACGCGCTTCGGCCACAGGCTCGTAGCGACTGCTGCCTATGGGCCTTGCCCCAGCGGGCATGAATGCTGCCATAGAAACGGTGTGCGCACAGACAACGCCGCCGAAAACCTACGGTGGGCGACGCCGTCCGAAAACAACGGGGCGGACAAGCTAGCCGCCGGAAGGCTGCTCTACGGCGAGAGCCACCAGAACAGCAAACTGACGCGGGCGCAGGTAGATGCCATGCGTAGCGAACGGGCGGCGAGTGGCACGTCCTACGCAAAGCTAGGCAACGCCGTGGGCGTCTCTGAACAGACAGCTTTCCGCATCTGCACTGGAAAGGCGTGGAAGAAATGACCTTCACACCCGAACAGGTCGCAATGCTTTCCGCTAAGCTCGACAAGGGCGCCGTCAAGAGCAGGTCGCGGGGGGGCCGGAGCGTCAGCTACATCGAGGGCTGGCACGCTATCGACGAGGCCAATCGCATCTTCGGCTTCGGCGGCTGGCAACGCGAAACAATCGACATCAGGGTCGTCTCTGAAAAGCCGCGCAAGATCGGGGAATCCGCGAAGGATGGTTGGGGCGTCTCCTACGTCGCCAGGGTCCGCATCACCGTGGGCGACATCGTCCGCGAGGGTGTAGGCGCTGGCCACGGCATCGACGTTGACCTCGGGCAGGCGCACGAGAGCGCCATCAAGGAAGCCGAGACGGACGCGATGAAGCGCGCCCTGATGACCTTCGGCAACCCCTTCGGCCTCGCCCTCTACGACAAGACGCAGGCGAACGTCGGAGATCCCGACGAGCCGGAGCGCGCCCCCGTGCGCGTCGTCACCGGGCGAACCGTCAACGACCTCCCGCCAGAACCGACCGAATCCGAGAAGCGCATCGCCGAGGGCTTGAAGACGGCGATTGGCCTCGCGGCCTCACCGACCGACCTCGAAAAGTGGAAGCGCGATCCCGACAACGTGAAGCTGTTCGGGATGCTGCCGACGCTACTCCGCGTCGAGGTGCAGGCGTTCGCAACCAAGCACCTCAAGTCTCTCCAGGAACACGAACCCGTACTGATGGCAGGATAGCGATGGCTTTCGAACCCCGAGACAATTCCGGCGTCATCTTCCGCAACGAAAAGCGGGAGAGTGAGAAGCACCCTACCCACTCCGGCAGCGCCACCATCGGTGGTCGTGAGTTCTGGATATCGGCATGGGTGAAGGAGGGGAAGAACGGCAAGTTCTTTTCGCTCGCCTTCAAGCCGAAGAACGAGACGCAGCAGCGTCGGCAGGACCAGCAGCGTGACGACCGCAGCTATGCCGACGCGCTCGACGACGAGATCCCTTTTTAGGAGCAGTGCTGTGGCCCGCTTCCTCGCCGCAAAATCCTTGGGGTCGCTCCGACCGGTCGATGACGCCGGCGAGGAAGCGCTGCGCCGGCTTGGCCACGGCGAGGTCATCGAAGTCGAGATCAAGCGCAAGCGCAACATCAAGCACCACCGAATGTATTGGGCGCTGATCACTCTGGTGCACCAGAACCTAGATGGGGACCGTTATCCGACGGCCGAGGATCTGCACGCCGCGGTGAAGATCGCGGCCGGCCTCCGGACCAGGGTCGAACTGCCGAACGGCGAAGTCGGATTTATCCCCGGCTCGACCGCCTTCCACCGCATGGACCAAACCGAGTTCGACGCCTTTTACGACCGCATCTGCGATCTTATCGCCAAGCATTTTCTCCCCGGCGTTACGAGCGCCGACCTCAAACGAGAGGTGCGATCGATGATCGGCCTCGGGCAGGAGGCCGCCTGAACATGACCGAACGTGACCGCAATCCCGATATCCTCGCGACAGCAGATCGCCTCGCTGAGATGACGGGCGGGTTCGAATATCGCCGAGACGCCATCTACGACGCCCTTGCATCGTCGTCTGCATCTGGGGCGGGACAGCGGCCGAAGGTGAAGCCGCTGAAGTGGCGGCCCAAGAGGCTGAGCGCGCGAGAGGAGACTGATTGGTACGCCGACAGTCCGGTCGGGCAGTACGCGGTCGGGATCGTCCGCGGGAAGCCAACTGCGATATTGCGTTCGTTAGCCGGGGACGACGGCGTTGCCGACAAGAGGCTCCCCGGCAAGCCGGCGACTATCGAAGACGCCAAGGCCGCAGCTCAAGCCGACTACGAGGCCCGCATCCTCTCCGCGCTCGACGTGCCAGAGCCGGTCACGGAGGTCGTCCGCGATGCGTAGCGCCAAGGAACTCGTCGCGGGGCTGCGGGCGCTGGCGAACGAACTCGACAAACAGCAACTGCGGCCCATGGGGAGGGTCGCCCGCGAAGCCGCCGACTACATCGAGCGCACGGCCGCGCCCGCCGCCACGCACCGCCACCGCAAGCGCGGCACGACGTACACCATGATCGGCATCGGCAAGATGCAGGCGCGCGACTGGCGCCGATACGACGACAGATATGGTAATCCGATTGGATCGATTGATGGGTGTGAGGTCGTCATCTACCGCAGCGTCGAAGACGGCTCCCTGTGGGTGCGTCCTCGCGAGGAGTTCGAAGACGGACGGTTCGAGCAGATCGAGCGCACGGCCCCGCCTGCGCATGTCCTCAACGAAGACGACGCCGCTGACTTGCAGCAAGGACTACCTTACCAAGGCGTGCTGGCAGCAAAGCGCACGGCCGCGCCTTCGCACAACCCGACGCTCAACGACGCCGTGCATCGGGCTCTCGTCGCCTTTTGCCAACACGGAGTAACGCGGACCGACGTAGAGAAGGCACAGGCCATCATCGAAGAAGCGCTGCGCACGCCCGCGCCCGCCGACGCCGTCGAAGAAGGCGCGAAGCTCCTCGCAGCATGGTTTCGATACGACTGGAACGGAATGGGCGACCGAGACATCTCGGCAGAATTCCGGGACTTCGCAAAGTTGCCCGACTTCCAAGGCGGCAGGCCCGCGCTCCGCAAGATGGCAGCGCGCATCCTCGCACTGGCTACCCCGGCCGCGCCTGCCGATCTCGTTCTGGAGACGACGGCGGAGGATCGCAGGCAATGGATGGAGGTTGCACTCCTGATTGGTGACGACGAGCAGAAGGAGACCGCCAGCCTTCTCCGCGACTTCGCCACCTTGCAGACAGCCCTTGCCGAAACGGCCGTCAAGTATGCCGAGGCGGACTACGCCCTCGCCGCCGCGAACGAGCGGGCCGACGCCGAGAAGAAGCGGGCGGATGATCTGCAAGACGCGCTGACGAAGGCAATGCTGTCGCCCGCCGACCAGTTCGTTCCCCGAGAACAGCATGAGGCGGTTGTGGCCGAACGCGACCGCGAAGCCGCTGCACGGCGGGAGGCCGATGAACGGGCGTCTGACGCTCTGGAGCAAGTCCACACCGTCGAGACCCGATGGAAGGCGAGCCGGCCGTGATGGTGACGATCGGTGATGAGTTTTTCCCGATGCTCGCCAAGTCCGCGCGGATAACCGCTGACATTGCGGACTCGGCGATAGCTCAATTTGGCGACGCGGGCGGCATTGGCGCTCTGGCGGCTGCGCTTCGGGCTGCGGCGGATGAGGCGGAGCGCGCCAGTCCTGCCCCCACAGAGGCGCCTACGGGATGAGCGGTCGGCCCCTCGACCTGACGCAGCGCCAGGTTCGCGCTCTTTGCGAGGGCGCCAAGAAGGCGGGGTATGCACCGATCGTGCAGATTGGCAATGTGCTCGTCCGGCTTGTGCCCGAAGAGCACGCAATCCCCGAGGGGCCGAAATCAGAGGTTGACCGCTACAAGGATGTAGCGCTTTGACGGAGGACATGGGGAGGAAGCTGCCGCAGTACGTCTACCGGGAGGTGAGCCGGCACGACAAGCCGGTCTACTACTTCCGTCGCGGCAAAGGTGCGCGCGTCCGTCTCCCCGACTACGGCACGCCCGGCTTCGAGGACGCCTACCAGGCGGCGAGGGCCGACACGGCTCCGGCCTTCGAGCGCAAGGGCTCAACGACGGGCACCCTTGCTTGGCTGATCGAGCGCTATCGACTCTCCGGCGCTTACCTTGAGCTGTCGGTCGCCACGCGGCGACAGCGCGACAACATCTTCAAGGGGATCGAAGCGAAGGCCGGCCACCTGCCCGTCAAGGCGGTGACGGCTCAGAACGTCCGGAAAGGCCTTGCGGACCGTCAGAAGACGCCGGCCCAAGCACGCCACTACCTCGACGCCCTGCGGGGCCTCTTCAAGTGGGCGATCGCCGAGGACCACGCCAGCACGGACCCCACCGCAGGGGTAGAGCCGCCGAAGCGCCAGGACACGGACGGTCATCTGCCTTGGACCGTCGACGATATCGCCGCTTTCGAGAAGCGGTGGCCCGCCGGCACCCGCGAGCGGGTGTGGATGCACGTCCTGCTCTACACCGGGTTTCGACGTGGCGACGTCGTCCGCCTCGGCAAGCAGCACGTCAAGGACGACGTCGCGACCTTGAAGACGGAGAAGACCGGGACCGAGGTCACAATCCGTCTCCCGGCCGAGCTGCTGCGCACGCTCGAGACAGGGCCAGTAGGGGATCTGGCATTTGTCGTGGGGAAGAAGGGCGAACCGCTCAGGAAGGAGAGCTTCGGCAACCTATTCCGCGCGGCGTGCTCGGAAGCAGGCCTTACGGACAAGTCGGCTCACGGCCTCAGAAAGACGGCCGCAACGCGGTTCGCAGAGGATGGCGCCTCGGAAGCAGAGCTTGACGCTCTGTTCGGATGGACCGGCCGAAAGATGGCCTCGCTCTACACCAAGAAGGCGGAGCGGAAGCGGTTGGCGCTACAGGCGGCAGACCGGATGGCGAACAAAAACCCCGCACCGTTGTCTTCCAGCGCCCCGCACCCTAAAAAACGCAAAGCAACTTCAAAGGGTTAGAAGACGCCTCCGGAGAAGTGGTGGGGGAGGTAGAATTCCAACCCTGAGACGCCGCCGAGACTTACCGCCCCGCACCTCGCAAAGAGGCTTATTGAAACTGTTGGGGAATTTCAACCGCGCCCCGCACCTTATTTGGCGCGATCCGGCATCGCCTCCAGCAGCCTCTTCGCCGCCGATAGCGTGAGTGCCATACCTGCCCGGCCGGGGACATCAACTGCCCTGCCCTTCGCGTCGTAGACCCGAACATAGGGCTTCTGTTTGAGCGTCACCGTGCGCTCGACGGTGCAGCCTTTGCGATGGGCGATCTTCTTGATGGCGAGGACGTTGAGGAAATCCATGGCGGGGCGGATATAGGCAGGCGACGCCCGGATTACGAATCGCCCCTCCTCAAGGCGAGGTCCCTCATTGCCCTCGCGATCACCTTCGCCATCGCTCGGGCGTCGGGCTCATGGAGCGCGTTCAGTATGCGAGCGGTGTTGGCGTCGTCACGGAAGTAGACGTAGGCCAAGGCCCTGTCCTGGCCATCCATGATGGCGTAGGACCCTCCCTTTCGGAGAAGGCGAATCGGCATGGCCGGCTTGAACATGTCGATACGGTAGACACGTCACGGCGACGTGTCGAAAATCGGCGGGCATTCCGACACGTCAGGGATTCACATTGGCCGCTGGAAGGCGTAGAATCGGCGACGCGCTTCGGGAAACGGTCACTGCTTCGCACACCCCTCGGGGCATGGAATGCTCTTTACCCGACCGGGCAGGTCCCGGCGGAAAGAGGGGACTGACTCGGAAGGGTCGGCCCCTCTCCTCAGTTCCCGCTCTGCTTCGGCATCGGGCTTTGAGAGTGGCGGGTGCCCATTAGCTCAGTTGGGAGAGCCTTGGGTCGCGGGTTCGAGTCCCGCATGGGGGTCGCGGCTGATCACCGCCCTCGCCAGCATACCGCGGTAGAGCGGCACACGCGGTTGGCTTCCTCAACTGGTGTGCCGCTCACTACGCCGGAATTTCCGGCATACTCAACGCACTGATCCGCAACGCGAAATCGGCTAAAGGCGAGAAAATCCCACCTTTTAATAAGCCCCGCCGCTATTTAAAGATCGGGCCGAAGCCTTAATCAGCCACCCCGGAACCGCTCGTCGAATTTCTCGACAATGGCCTCCATCTTGGTCGTCAGCTTCTCGATGGCGTTGATCAAGCGCGTCTCGGTGTCCTTGAGAACAGCGGCGGAGACGTGGTTCTGGGCGACGTAGAGCTTGTACTCGGCCAGCTCCTGCTTGAGCTTGTCGCGCTCCCTGTCCTGAGCGGACAGGCGGGCCTCGATGCGCCACCATAGGCCGCCGACTGCGCCCAGCACGCCCAGAACCAGCCAGACGAGATCGCCTGTGATGGGCACCGCCCCCCCCACCTGATCAGCCCTTCTTGGCCGGGGTGTTCGCCGGGGCGAACCACGTCACGGCGTAGTTGACCGCGGCGCTGGCGAGAGCGGCACCGACCAGCGCCCCGGCCTGCCGGAGCTCCGGCCCGGCGCCCGCCAGGACGCCCTCCATGAACTCGTGCACCAGGGGCGCGACTACGGGGATCGTGACGATGCCGGAGGCGCCGGCGGCGATGGCCTTCGCTGCCTTACCCTTGGCGACGAGACCGATGATGGCGGTGAGTGCGGTTCCGATCATGGACGTGTCTCCTGAAACGGAAAGAGCCGCCCGAAGGCGGCCCTGTCCGAAGTGATTATCGTGATGGGGATGGTCAGGCGGCGAGAGCGGCCAGCGCCTCTTGAGCAGTCATCGACGGCTCGTCGGGCAGGATGTATCGCCCAACCGTAGCGCCCTCGGCATTCATTACGTAGATGCGGCCGCTTGCAAGGATCTGCTGAACGCCATCATCTTGCATGAGGATCACGCACTCTCCCGGGCCGGCTTTCACCAGCGGTCCCCGATATTCCACGTTGTGGGCGGGGAAGAACCTCTCAAGGCCTTCCGTTTGCTGCATGACAGTGAACATTCTTCATTCTCCTGCTTCTGTCGCCCTTCGCCGGGCCGGCATCCCGCGACGCGGGGATGGAGTTCCCGTCCTCGACATATCGATAACGGAACAGGATCAGTGGCTTAGAGGTTGAGCAGCCAGCGCCAGAAGCGCCGCCACCAACTCAGGGCGGGGGCCACCTCTTCGTCATAGGGAGAGGTGCCGGGATCGTCGGGCTGGCGCGGCGGAACGACGTCGGGACGCTCGGCAGCGAGCAGCGCGGCATGGAATGCCTTCGCGTACCCGGCGATAGTCGCCGCCTTGTCGAGGCCGTTCACGATGCGACGGGCGTTGGTCCAGTCGCTCATGCTCGGCGTGAAGTAGTCCGACAGCTTCTTGCCGGTGAACCAGCCTTCCGACATGCCGAGGAACATGATGGCGGCCGACAGCGTCGGCTCCAGCGCCCGCTCCGGATGGGCGACGAGATCAACGCCCAGCTTGGTCGATGCGAGCTGGTAGTTGCGGCGGCCGGTGATCATCACGTCGCCGCGCCCGCGGAACCGGTAGCCGTCACCGGGGACGGTGTTGCCGAGATCCTTCCGGCCCTCGTACTTGTCGAAGTAGGAGCGCGACCCGTACTCCGTGATCGGCTGCATTTTGAATGCAGTCTCGTGGAAGGACGTGCCGAGCATGTAGCCCAGCCAGCGGAGGTCGGTCAGGCGCCGGCGCTCCCACTCGTCGAGGATCGCCCCCATGCCGGAGGCTTGGCCCTCGGTCAGCTTGCCGGGGAACGGGCTCGAGCGGACAGCATCGAAGAAGACCTTGCGGTCGATCATGTCGGATTTCCCATGAAAAAAGCCGCCCGAAGGCGGCTGGTGGCGTGCGTTCTGTGTTTGTGGTAGGGATGCCCGATGCTCAGGATGATCGCGGCACTGGTGGCAGTGGCCTGCTCGGGATCGGTGGCGCTGGCGGGCTCGCCACCGCGATGGGAAGGTCTCTCGCCCTACGCCCCCTACCGCGCTTCGCTGATCGCCGAAGGCTGGCAGCCGGAAGAACTGCCCAACGCCTACATTGATGGCCTGCCCGAGGTTCTATGCGGCAGCGGCCTGTGCATCGCGACCTGGAACGCTCCGGATGGCGAGGTCGTCGAAATGGCGCTCTGGCGGGACGATGATGATCAACTCATCCTCGCGCCGGAGTGGCAATGATGCGCATCCCGCTCTGGCACAAGGTCGTCTTGTTTGCGGTGTTCTTCGCAGCGGTTGGCGCATGGGCTTGGTTGGCGAACCGCTTCGTGAAGGATTGGGCGCCTGAGTGGCTTTCGGACGTCGTGTTCTTCACGCTGATGATCTTTGCCGCGGTGGTGCTCGTCCCAGGATGGTTAGCGTGGTGGCGGCAAAAATTCCGGCGCTCCGGCCTGCCCCGCCGCACCGATTAAGCGCGTCGCGTAGTCTCCTGCGGTCTTTGCCGCCTTCGCGTCGATTGGCACCGCACCGCCGGCGCGCACCGTCGCGTCGGCCTTCCGAACAGCGCCGCGGACCATGGCATCACTTCCCTTCTTCGCCGCATAGGCGGCCGCCGGCACGACGGCTGCGCCAACAGGCCCTCCCGCCGCGAAACCCGCGCCGCTGCCAATCGTGCCGCGGACGACGCCCGAGGCCGACGCGCCAGGGGCGAGAGAGCCAATAGCGCGGAGCAGCCAGCCCATCGGGCCGCCCTGTGCGACCTTCCGAATCGCATCCTTCTCGCCGGCCGTGAACTGCCGCATGCGCTCCTTGTTGCGCGCGAGGTTCCGGAACTCGCGCCGCAAGCCCCTCTCGACGTCATCGTCGAGCTCGGCGCGCTGCACCAGGTCGGCGAGCACGTCGCCCTTCGACTTCCGCGTCCATAGACCGCGCGCCTCCTGAACGATCTGGATCGCCTCCCGGCCGCTGACGCCGCTAGGACCACCGGACAGCATGTCGCGCGGCTGGAGCCCGGTCATCCAGTTGTCGAACTGATCGAGGATGCTCTGCGCCATCTGCCGGTCGGCCTTGTCGTTCGGCCCCGACGTGGCGGTGATCGCCTGCCGGATGACGCGGCGCATATTCTCCACCTCGCCGAGGGAGAACACCCTGTGGGCGCCGTTGATGGGCTGCATGCCCTGTGCCGCACGGTTCTCAAGGATCTCGAGCACGCGATTGGCCTTCGGATGCAGGACGGGATCGAAGCCCATGTTGGCCATGCGCTGCGGCAGGACGGTCGTGAGACGCTGAAGCGCGCGGGGCTGAACGGCGATGCCGGCATTGTCGGCGCGCTGGTAAAGAGCCGATGCGGCATCGTCGAGCTGTGCCACGGAGGGGACGGACTTGCGACCAACCGCCTTCCCGTAGGCGCGGCCGATCCCCGCCCCAATGACGGGGACTGCGCCGCCTACTATGCTTCCGACCTTGGCCCCCTCCTCCGCACCCGCAAGGCGCTGATCGACGCCGCCCTCTCCACTCGCATAGCCCTGGGCGGCGCCATACGCTGCGCCGGCGGCTGCGCCGCGCCCCACCTTCGTCGCAAGGTTGGCGCCCCTCACAGCGGCGCCTCCCGGCACCCATGCCGTGGCAAGGCTGCCGCCGACGTCGAGCGCCGTCGAGGCCACGGGGTGCCGTTCGGCGTACCGGTCGATGTCCCCGCGAATGGCGGAGGTCATCTTGTTGTAGCCCTCGTCGAAGCCGCGGCCCTGGGCCCACGTCAGACCGCCAGCAAGGGCGCCCATGAACTCGTCACCGGCGCCCATCATCATGCCGTTGGCGAAGGTCTGGACGGCGCCTTCGGTGTCCCTCTGACCGTGCAACCGGTCGTCAAGGCCTGCCGCCGTCTCGGCGCTGTCCTGCGTCGGGTCGAAGCCGGCGGAGAAGGCATTGCGGCGATCCATGTCATAGGGCACCTGCCGCTCGCCCTGCATGGGCTGCGGGGGCTGACCACCGCCTTGCGCCTGCATCATTTCGTCGAGGGCCATGCCGGCCGCCTGCGCATCCGGGGCATCGACCGTGTACGTCTTGCCGTCCGGGCCGACCGCTTTGAACGTCGCCATGGTTTCACCCTATCCAGATGCGGACGCCGTTGCCGGCAGTGTAGGCGGGAGGACCTTGCAGGCCAGCGACGGCCGGCTGGCCCCGAGCCTCCGGAGCGATCATCTGCTTCAGCATGCGCTCATAGTCGGAGACGATCTTGTCGAGCTGCGGGCCTGGAGGGACGCCAGCTTGGAGGAACATTTCGCGCTTGTCCGAGACCTCCTTGCCGATCTCGGCGGCCGTCCAGCCGGACGGATAGCGAAACCGCCCGGACTGGCGTAGCTCTTGGCCGAAGCCTTCAACCAGCCCATCCAGCCCCGGGCCGGCCGTCGTGCCGCCGGCAAGCGCCCGGCTGCGGTATTCCGAGGCCTCCCGACCAACGTCCGCGGGGCCGACGATGACATTGCCCTGCTCGTCGGTGCGGAGCGGCATGGACGACTCCCGCACGCCGCGCGGCGGCCGTGCTTGGGGTGCAGGCTGGGCGAGATAGTTCCCCTCGGCGTCGATCTCCGTCATCGCGTCGACGTCGTCCCACTGTGCCATGGCCGGCTCCGGGCGCATGCGCGGGTCAGGGACGCGGCCAGCGTCCGGTGCCCCGCCGGGGCGCGGGCGCGGCCCCATGTCGAGCACGCCACGCGCGGTGGTCGGCCCAACCGGACCGGAGGCGATGCGCGGACGAACGCGGGGCTGCGGGATGTCCCCGGTGCGCGTCGCCGCGGCGGGGATGGCGAGCTGCTGGCCGACCCTAATCAGATTGGGATCGCGGATACCGTTGGCGGAAGCGATCTCTGCTACCGACACGCCGAAGCGGCGGCCGATCTCCGTCAGGTTGTCACCAGGGCGAACGACGTAAGGACCGGCCTGAGGGGCCAGCGTATCGCGCTGCGGCCGCGGGCGAGGCTGAGGCGGAGCCGCAAGGACTGCATCGAACGGGGCTTCGGGCGCCGCCTCGTCCGCGTAGGCCATGCTGCGAGCACCGCCAGCACCATAAGCCGCTGACTGCGTGTTCGGCCGCATCCGGGGCATGGGGACGTTGCCGCCGGCGAGCATGTCGTCCCCACCACCGGCCGCCATCTCCATGCCAGGATAAGGCGCCGTCGAGCCCTCGTTGAGGTAGGCGAACCGCGGCTGGTAGGTCTGCCCGATTTCTTCCGAGTGCCGGCGAATATCCCAACCGGGGCGGTCGCTTGCTTTCCACCGGGGCTGACCACGCTTGAGCGATCCGGCATTGATGATGGAATACACTTCGGCGACGCCATGTCCGGGCCTGACGCCGCGATCGACCAGATAGTTGTGGACCGGCCCGTGGAGCTGCTCCTCGAACGACATGCCGTCGCGCCAGCCGTAGGCCTTGCGCTCATTTGGTCCCATCTGGATCAGGCCCTTGTACCGGTTCTTCTTGCCGCCGACGATCTCCGGGTCGAACGAGCCGATGGTCTCGTACCCGATGACAGCGGCCAAGGTGCCAGGCGCTATCCCAAGCCGCGCGGCTTCCGCCTGAATGGCGCTGCCCTGCGCCGCCGAAATGGGCAACTTTCGCGAGGTCCCCGGCGCGATGGCTTGATCCGCCTTGCCGGATTGCCCGCGCTTCTCCCGCGACGTCATCAACGAGTCGACGAGCGCCTGACTGGTGGTCTGCTTCGGCTGCGCCGGCGCGGCGGCAGTGAGACGCTGCGCATAGGACGGCTGCCCGCCACCACCCGCCACCGGCGTCATGCCCGTGCTCGAGGAGCCGCCGGACAGCGGGTTGTAATAGGCGGCCGAATTGAGCTGCGCCGCGTAGTTCACGCCCGAGGTCTGCGACGGCGCAAGGCTCGGGTTCTGGTCGTCGCTGCCCCACGCCATCTTACTGGCCCTCGAAGATTTGGAAGCCGCCGGGAGAGGTGAAGACGGGTTGGCCCTGCGGCGGCGGCTGGCCACCGCCCGGAGCGCCCATCTGTGCGCGCTGCTGTGCGATCTGCATCAGCTTCGTCACCTCGTTGCGGAGGTCATAGAGGGCCTGCACGTAGTCGGCATCGTCCATGCCCTGCGAGCGGAGCCGGCTGTATGCCTCCATCGCTGCCTGCCCCTCGCGCTCGGTGATCTGACCGGCGCCGCGGAGGTCGTTGTAGGCCTGCAGGAAGGTGTTGCCGAGGATGAAATCGACCCGCGACTGCGCGCGATCGGCGCCACCGGGATCAGTGGACATCCATGTCGGCACGCGACCGCCAACTGGTCCCGTCACCGAAGACAGCATCGGGTCTTGGAGAAGGTCGTCGATCCCCTGCACTAGGCGCTCGGTCGAGGCTTGCACGGTCGGGAGGGCAGCCGCAGAGCGGCCACCGGCGCCGCCGAGCTCCGCCTCGTGCTTCGTACCCGCCACGTCGATGGGCACGGCCGGTCCCGCCTGTCCGCCACCGCGCGAGAAGGTCGGGATGAAACTCGTCCCGGTGTTAAGGTTCGTAACCGGCGGCGCCCACGTTGCTCCTTCCTCCGGCGGGGTCACCTCGCGGAAATTGCCCTCGGTGCTCAATACACCAAAGCGCATCTGGCCATCGGCGCCCTTGAAGTACTGTGGCGAGCCGAACCAGCGCTCGCCGCCGCCAGCCGCGCCTTCCTCAAGCTTTCGCAGCTCGAGGGCATAGTTCCTGTCGGCGTTGGCCTGTGCGAGAGCATCGTTCGCAAGACCGCGGTCGAGCACCTGTTGCCACTGCTCGTCCTCAACGCGATCACGCCGGTTCTGGTAGACGGCCTCGCCGGGCGCCGCCACTAAGCCGTGGAGCTGCGCGGCGTAGTTGTTGCTGCTCAGAGACGGGATCGAGACGGGCGGGAGGTAGGCCATGGATCAAGTGTCCCCATGAAGGCGCTTCGCCAGTTCGTCGACAAGCGCCTCTTGGTCGAAGCTGCGCTCAAGGCGGTACACCACTTCTTCGCTGACCGACCGCTTGGCGAGCGCCGCGGCGGCCTCAAGCTTGGTCCGCAGACTGTTCACGGTCCGGAACGTAATGTTCCTGTCGCGAAGCTCGGCTGGATTGATCCGGGGACGCCCACGCTTCCGGGGCGCCGGGATGGTCTCGTCCGTCATTTCATCCTCGGGGCGTTCGAGAAGGCGGACATCATCAGGTCGATGATCTGCCGCTGGCCGTCGTCGACCGGGGCATTGGCGCCGAGCTGGAGCCGCATGCCGGACCCATTGCCGCCCGGACCTTGCCCCTCGCCAACACCGGGTAGCGTGCCGGCGTAGGGACCCATGAGGGCCGATGCCGAGCCGGGGCCAAGCGTCTGCGACGCGGTGCTGACGCCGGGCAAGGATCGGAGGCGGGAAGCGTAGTCCTGCATGGCTCATCCTGCTCCAAGCAGCCTGGCGCCGAGGCTGGCGCCCCCGGTCACGGCGCCGACGATGTTCATGCCGCTGTTGTCCTTGCCGGCGAGATAGTCGGCCTGCACGCCGGCCCTGCCGAGGCGCGTCGCGTAGTTCAGATCGGCCTTGCGCTCGCCGAGGCCCATCTTGACGTCGCCGAGGCCGGTACGGATGGCTGCGGCTCGCGTTCCTGCCCCGGTCGCCACATCCGCGAGCTGACCACCGGTCCCGGTGTAGACGCCCGCAATGTTGGCTCCGGTGCCGGAGTAGAGGTCGGCGATGCCGGCGCCGGTCCCGGCATAGAGGTCGGCTGCGGCTCCACCGACGCCCGTCTGGATGTTCGCGACGTTCCCGGCGGCATCCGTGATGATCCCGGCGCGGTTGCCGGCGATGTTCGCCCCGAACTCCTGTTGGCCGCGGAGACGATCGAGCCATTCGCCATACTCTTGGTTGGCGAGGCCCTGCGCGTAGTTGATGGTGTCGATCGAGTTGTTGCCCGAGGCCAGCATGCCGCGGGAGGCCGCGCGACGGTCGAGAGCCGTGAGGCCCTGGTCCATGGCGAACTCGTAGCCGGGGCCGGCCTGGAAGGCGTCGACGGCGCGAGTGTTGCCCCCGGCGCCGTTGAGGCCAATGGCGTCGGAATAGAGGCCCGCCGCGCCGCTCGTCGCCTCGACATAGGGATCGTACTCGGCAAGCGCCGCATCCCGCCCGCCCTCTATGCTGCCGATCGCCGTGTCACGCCCCTCGTAGAGCGCGCCGAGGCCGGAGTCGCGGCCCGCGGTCAGTGCACTTACACCCTGGTCGCGCCCAGCCGTGAGCGCGCCGACGCCCTGATCCCGGCCGTAGGCGATGTCGCCGCGGGCGGTGTCCGCCGACGTGCTGATCTCGTTGAGGGCCTTCGCGTAGTTGTTCTCGAGGCCCTTGAACCCCTTGTTGAGGTTCTTCTTGGCCTGCTTGTTGCCCTTCTTGTAGGCCTTGTCGACGACGTCGGCGGCCTGCTTTTCGTTCTTGTCGGAGAACGGATCGAGGAGCCCCATGGCGGCTCTCCTTCGCTTTTGCGGTCAGATGTGAAGGTCGTCGTGGACGCGGTCGTTCGGCTTGAGGCCGATGATCGTGTCGTGCTCGTCAACGTAGAAGGTGTCCTTGCCGCGCCCGCCGATCAGCGTGTCAGCACCGAGGCCGCCGAACAGGCTGTCCTTGCCCTTCCCGCCGCGGAGCACGTCATTACCCGCCGCGCCGAAGATCGAATCTCCGCCCCTGCCGCCCTTGAGCACGTTGGCGCCGTCGTTGCCGTAGATCGCGTCACCATGCTTGGTGCCGATGGCGTTCTCGATGTCCGAGCGCGCATCGTCCTCGTAGCGGAAGGCGTTGCCGACGACTGTCGAGTTCACCGCGTTGTGGGAGACCTCGCCAGGGACGAGCGAGATGGTGAACTTCCCGTGGATGCCGTCCGTCGTCAGCCCGGAGAAGTCGAGCGTGTCGTTCCCGCCGCCGTCCCATATGGACATGACGCCGGACGCGATCTTGTAGGTGTCATCGCCGGCCGCGGTGGCGTAGTCGGCGCCGTAGAGGTGCTGCAGAGCCGCTATGTCCAGCGGCATGTAGGTGCGCGGATTGTTGTCCTGGTACCGTAGATGATAGGTCATCACGGTCATCTCGACGCGATCCAGATCAGGAGGAAGCGTCACCTGACCGAAGCCGTCGTCATGCGGGTGCTTGAGCCCGAGGCTGTGGCCGATCTCGTGCAGCATCACCAGCCACGGATAGCTGCCCGGCGCCGGGGCCTCCACCTCCAGGTTGATGCTGTTGAACCAGACATCGCCGCTCACCTGCAGCGAGGACGGCAGGTAGGCATGGGCGGTGCCGGTATCGGTGGTCCTGGCGAGCCGGATCTCGGCGACGCTGCCGTCGACCTCGGCAATGTCGAGGTTCGTGAAGGCCTCGATCTGCGCGAAGACGGCGCGGGCCGCGTCCTCCATCGCTGGCGTGAATGGAGCGAAGCCGCGGGTGACCTCGGGAACGATCGCCCGGTCGTAGTCACCGAACTCGCCGAAGCCATAGGTCAGCGTGGCGGCAGCGTTCCACTGCCGGCCGGAGAGCAGGCCTTCGATCATGTCGGGTGTCCATGAAAAAAGCCGCCTCGGAGGGCGGCCTGGTGGCAGTCGTGTGGTGGGCGCTCTATGGCCCCAAGATCACGTCCGGGTCGGCTCCGATGGCGGCGAGCAAGGCGAGCGCGTCGGGATCGTCGCAGTTGATGGCTGGCCGATCCGGAGCCCACCACCGAGCATAGGCGGCGGCATCCTGGTCGAGCGCCGCGCGAGCCGCTTCAATCTTCTCCGCCGCGATCAGGCGGGAGATGATGACCGACTTGAGCACGGTGCGCTTGGGCGGGTTCGGCGACCGATCGCCATGCCCGGCGGCGAGCAGGACCTCGTCCAGTTCCTCCTCGGAGGCGATACGCGTCGGCCAACTGCCGGCGTCGACCCAGGCGGCATAAATCGCGTCTTCCGCCGCTACGTAGCCCGGCAGCGCGCTCGACCAGATGCGGTCCCCGACCAGCCAATAGTGGTCCGCCGGGTTGTAGAAGACCTCAGACATATTGACCTTGCGTAGCGACGCCGCCGCCGGCATTGCCCGGAAGATAGGTCGCGCCCCCGCCGAGAGTATGGATGATGCCGTTCAGCGTGGCGCTGTATCGTTGCCCGGTCGCTGACCCGCTGAACGTGTTCGAGAAGCAATAGATGATCGCGCCCGTTGAGCAGTTGGCAAACACTGTGAACGCGCGCGTACCACTCAACGTTATGGTGATCCCGGCGGCGCGGATGATAGAAAGTGCTTCGGAATACCAATGATACGTCGCGTTGCCGGTAATCGTGTAGTTCCCGAGCGCCTGTATCTTGCCGCCATCGACAGCAGCCATGTGACCGACGCCGGCTACCCCAAAGCGCATGTAGTTGAAGAACATGTTGCTGAAGGCTTCACTATAAAGGCACCAGCCACTGGTCGTGGTCGAGAGCGTGAAGCCGTAAATGAGAACTTTGCCCCCGCCCTGAAGATGGAAGCAGTTTCCGCCGGCAACGGTGATGGTGCAGTTTGCTGGCGTGGTCGTGTTGCCTTGAATGATCAGGTTTCCGGCGCCCATGCCGACCATCCGCTGGATCAACGCGCCGGCCGTGTAGGCCCCGTCAGCAACCTGGATCAGGACGGTGTGGCCGTTGAAATCAAGGCCAGACGTGATATCGACGCCCTTCTGGATCGTTAGGAACGCACCACCAGCGGTGTTCGCCAGCCCGTCGTTGCTGTCGCTGCCGTTGGTTCGGACATAGTATGTTCGATCAGCCAGAAGCTTCTCGCGGGTCGCGGCCCTCAACCCGGCCGGCGTGACGACAAGACTGGCACTGGTCCCTGCCTGAGCCTCGGCATCGGTCGCAAGCTCAGCTATGCCGGCGGCGCTCGTGCTCGCAGTCGTCACCACGAAATTGAGCCGCGCGTTCGTGTCGTCGTAGGTGACGGAGATCCCGCTCTCCGTCCCACCGGATACCATGGCGCCGACGAGATCCTGGAGTTCCTCCGTCGTCGGGATGTCAGCCGCCAGCGTCTCCAAGGCGTCATCTACGTTAGCGCCGGAGACGGCGCTGTCGTTCGTGATCTGAGATGCGGAATAGTCCCCGGTCTCCGCGACGACGTCGCCCGTCCGCGTGAATATGCTGGTCACGCCGGCGGCCGACACCGCGGCTTCCAGCCGCCGTTTCATCTCGGCGAAGAAGCTGTACCAGTGCGGCGTCGGTGGCTGCCCCCCCGCGATGGGAACACCCGCATTCGGGATGTTCGCCATCAGCGCCGCGCCTCGACTTCCATGCTGCCGGCGAGCAGCGCGACATAGACGGGATCGTCGACCGTGAGCCGGAACCGCCGCCCCTTCACGCCCGTCAACCCGAGGCGGTTCTTGCGGACCTGCATCTTGCGCCGGCCCTTCTCCCCGAGGCTGGCGGTGAGCGGATCGGACCACGTGTGGCCGCCGTCATCCGACCACTGGATCTTTACCTTGGGGTCCTCGACGTCGTCCGTGCCGACGCCCATGCCGAAGTTGAAGTCTGCCCGCGGCACCTGGAGCCGCTGCGGGAACGCCTCCATAGCGATCGACTCCGCGACGAACGTCAGCGGGTCGCCGTCCTCGTCGTAGACGCTCGCGTCGATCTGATAGAGGCTGCCGGAAGACCGATCCCCGGCGATCCACTTGCCGAAGGCGCGGACACTGTTGCCGGTCAGGCGCCACGCATCGGCGTCATCCGACTTCCGCTCGTGCCACCGTCCGCCCTCGGTAAGGTCGTAGACCCACGTCGCCTCACCCGCGAGGTCGACGGCGACGCAAGCATGAGCGCCGACGTCATAGACGAAGCACCGGATCGCGGTCTTGTTGGTGCAGGCCTCAATCGCTCGCTCGACGTCCGGCGTCGAGATCGTTTGAGGTTGGTAGCCAGCCATCAGGCGGACCGAGTTGTCGTCGGCAACGAAGATCAGCCCTCCCTCGAAGCCCTCTTCGAAGCCGCAGACCGCCAGCGTCGCGATGAGGCCGCGCCAGACGACTGTCGTGCGGTTCAGAGGGAAGCCGGTCGCATTGGGGTTGCCGTTCGATGCCCACACCTCCGTGTGGGTCTGCCCGAACAGGTACAGCTCGCCGTTCCAGAAGACGCCGCGCACCAGCGGCTCGGCGCGGGCTTCGGCGCGGATCACGTCGAGCGAATTGACGGTGGTCGCGTTGATGCCGCTGGCGTAGCAGAGCCCGCCCGGCGTGGTGAAGAAGAAGAACCCATCCCCGTAGCAGACCGAGTTGGGCAGTTCCGAGTTCACATCGATTGGGGTAAGGCCGCTCGTCGTGAACGCATATGCGCCTCGCGACGGCGTGCAGAGGACCTGGTCGGGGGTCGGAGCCTTGTTGTTCTTGGCGAACGTGACGGGGTTGTTCGTGATCACCGGCCATGACGCCATCACAAGCCCGGCGGTGTTCCCGCTGGCCACCGGGATGCTGGCGCCGACAGCCGTGTCTCCCCCCGGCGGATCGATGAGGGAGGCGCCGCCGAAGTACCAGGTCGCTTCTACCTCGTCCTCGAAGTCTTCGATGAGCGGGTCGTAGGCGATGCTGCCCGAATATTGCCCCCATGTGATCGGTGCCGTCGCCTTTGCGAGCCCGATTGCGATGGCGCCGGTCGCTGGTACCAGGAGGAAGCTCCCTGCGGCACCCGCGCCGGACTCGAATGCCGTCCTGGTGGCGAACGGGGTATTGTCGAGCAGACCGTCTGCCCTCCATACGCCGATGGCGCTTCTCGATGCGGCAGAAGCATACGTGACGACGATATCGCCCTCGGTTCCAGTCGGCACCGAAGCAATGAAGAGAGCGCCCGTGCCGGCCGCTGTCGCCGCGCGTGTCGCCGCAACGCCGCCGATGGTCACTGTCGCTTGAGCATCGTTGGTGGCGTCGTGCATCACCGCGACGATGATTCGCCGGTTGAAGTGCGCATTGCCGAACGCCACGTCCTCATAGGTGTAGATCGTCGCGTCGGAGGCATCGACCTCGGATGTCAGGAAGGTGAGCCGCGCGAGAGGCAGGCTTTCGATGAAGGTCGCTTCGCCGCTCGAGTCGATGTAGTAGAGCCCGTCGTCCCATACCGCGTAGATGAAGCTGTCGCCGTCGAACCACTGGCCGCGGATGTTGCTGTCATCGACCGATCCGAACTCGGTCAGCCCCGGGGCCCGCCGGATCACGTACTGCGCCGGCGCGCCGTCCTGTAGCTTCTCCGAATAGGCGTTGACCAGCCGGCCGCTGCCCTCGACGAAGTCCTTGCCGGGGGCGCTCGAGGCCGGGAACAGGATCGGCGGCATCAGAAGAACACGGCGTTGAAGCCGATATTGCCGGTCGCGGCGATGGCGCCCTGCACGACGCGGATGCCGGTGCCTTCCGGCACGATCAGGCCGCTGGGCAGGAACTCGACGGGCTCGTAGTTTACGCCCGTGGTCTCCTCGGCGAAAACCTGGCGCTCGCAGATGACGGCGCCGGCCGTGGCACCACCGGAAGGCGTGAGGCGGGCCGTGATCCCATCCGGGAGGGCATACCGCTGCAGCTTGGAGATGGTCGCCGCGGTGAGGCTGGTGCCGTCCGCCGTCGCTGCCGTGCCGCCGCTGCCTTCGGCCGACGTGCGGGTCAGATGGAGCTTCACCGCCAGCGTGCCGGTGATCGCGACGGAGCCGTCCTTGATCGCCTTGAGGCTCGAGACGGTGATCGCCCGCTCGGAGCCGTTCCAGAGGTCGAAGAAGACCTTGGACGCGCCTACAGCCTGCGACGGCACGAATAGGGACCAGTACCCGGTGCGCATCTACATGTACTCCCCGTGCAAGGTGGCCGGGCGCTCGTAGGTGATTTCCTCGCCCTCGCTGTCGAAGTCCTCGACGGTCTCCATCGTCGGGCCGACGCTCACGACGGTGCGGAGACGGATTTCGGACTGCGCGGGGTCACCCTGCGGGAGGGCAGCAAGGCCGAAGTCAGCCTTGGCCGCATCCGCGAGCAGAATGGCGACGTCGAGGAACTGCGCGGCCGGTATCTGCCCCGCGTCGGGGATCGTCGTGATGCCCTCGCCGTCGAGGCGCGCCAGCAACAGCTCCACGAACTCGTCGACGACGAGACGATCGTCGTCATCCGGGGTCTGCCCGGCTGGCACGACGCCGAGCACGCGCAGAGCGCGGTCCACGAGCTGCTGGCGATCCCGCGTCGGGTAGGTCGTGGTCACGATGCGTCATCCGTCTGAGAGAACGGAACGGGCGGCTGCACGGCTGCCTTCTTGGCGGCCTTGGCGGCCCGGGCCTTCTCAATGGGGGTGAGAAGCGGCGGGTCAGCCTCGGCTAGCCCGCCCACCTGGAAGAAGCGATTGCCGCGAGCCTTCGCGATGATGTGCGGGTCGCTGCACTCCACCGCCTGCCCGATGTGGAAGCGATACCGCCCCCAATCAACATAGGCGACGTTGCCGGTTTCTTCGCCACCGAGGAAGGTGATCGCGGCCATGGGGCGCTCTCCCTACTGGCCGTCCGAGGGGCCGATCGAGTAGAGCAGCGTGATGTATCCGACGCCGGCAGTGGCGTTGTTGTTCTCGCCGTTGTAGCGCCACGTCGGGATGCAGGCCTTGGTCTGCATGATGTTCGTCACCGCCGCCAATTCGTCGAGGGCGATGAAGCCGAGGCCCGTGGCTGCGAGCAGGGTCGCATAGGCGTCGGGGTCATCCGTGGACGAGCCGTCGCGGAAGCCGATATCGATCGTGTCCGTGCCGGAGTCGTTGAAGGCGGTCAGGATGTGGACGCCGCCGCCGACGACCGAGGCGTAAGCCGGAAGCCGGCCGTTGACGAAATCGACGACGACGCCTTCCTTGGCGAAGGTGATCTTCTCACGGATCACGCCAAGCGCCCCATAGGGCGGAACGCGCGGAGCAGGAATGCGGGTCATGGTGTTTCATCCTTGAAGTTGGGCTGAGCGAGGGGCCGGCCACCAGCCGACCCGATGAAAGAAAACGGGCGGAGCCGAAGCCCCGCCCGTCGTCAGTCTTAGGTGCCGCTGGCCGCGAAGAAGCCCGTGACCATGCCGATCTGCTTCAGCGTGGCGGCGGTCTTCGGCCACTTCTTGAACGCCTTCGCGATCACGTAGCACATCTCGATTCCGGCACCCTCGACGAACTGGTAGTCCGTGCTTTCCCGGAACGTCGGCTTCGGCATCTGGCCGACGCCGAACACGAGAGCGGACTGACCGCAGAGGAACACCGGGTTGACGCGAATCGAGTTGGCGCCGCCGGCAGTGAGCGCCGAACCGACGCTGGTCACGTAGGCGTCGATCTCGGGCACCTCGACGTGGATCACGCCGCGGTAGAGCTCGTCGCCGCCCTGGAACAGCGGGTTCTTCTCCATGCCGCCGTTCTCACGAGCCCGCCCGTCCTTGTCGATGCCGGCTGCGTCGAGAGCGGCCTGGAAATCGGCGAAGGTGTTGGAGCCGTGGAAGGCGACATAGTATTCGCGGTTGGTGCCCTCGACCTTGAAGGGCTTGATCGCCGGATCGGCATTCGCTGCCAGCCGCTTGAGCAGCTTCGAGGAGCCGAGGCCGAACAGGTCGTCGGTCGCGTCGATGTTGGCGAGCGCCGTAGCGTGGGTCGCGTTGTAGTTGGCGGTCGTGTTACCGTAGAGCACGCGGTCGCTGTTGTCGGCGTTCCACGTATTGCGCTGGCCGGCCGTCGCCGCTTCGTAGCGGATGCCCGCCACGCGGTCGCCGGCATCGCTGCCGAGGCCGGTCTGAGCCGACTCGGACGGGAGCGAGAGCATCGCCACGATGGTCTCATCGCGGCGGAGCTCGTCGGCCCATCCATTGAGGAGCGGCTTGGCCTCGCCGAACGCATCGGCGGACTGCTTCCGCTTCTCGCTCTTCTTCATGGCGATGGCGTGCCGCGCCCAGTCGACGCGAACCCGCATGCCATAGTCGTCGAGCGACTCCTCGTTGCCGGTCAGGGTGCCGGAACCGACGCCGGTTCCACGCGCCTTGCTCAGCATGGGGATGTTGAGCTCTTCGCCGCCGTTCTTCAGGTCGTTGACGACCCGAATGATCGAGGTCATTTCGGCGCCCTGGTAGGGCGAGAACCGATTGTCCCTCCACCACTCGACGATGAAGTCGTTGCGGTACTTGACGAGCTTGTTGTTGGTCTGAACTTCGGAGAGTGCCATGGGTGTGGCCCTTTCAGGTCACGCCCGCAGGCGCCGCGCCTCTTTAGGCAGATCGCTTGCGGGTAAGGCTATCGAAGATCTCCTTGTCCGTGCCGCCGAGGTCGCCAAGCTGCTGGCGACCGCCACCACCAGGGGCGCGGTTCACGGAGGGGAGATCGGTGACGTTGTCTGAGGAACGTCCGCCGTTGCCGCCACGGGCTTCGGCATTCATCTCGGCGAGGATGCGCTTGCGGACTTCGGGGTCCTTCAACCACTCGTCCTGCTTGCGCTTCACGAACCCGTCGAGGTCGTCGCCGACCGTCGACATGGCCTCTTGGCGACGGTGCCAGCGCATCAACTCCCTGCCGGGGTTGACCGCGTTCACCACGCTCTGGAACAGCGGCATGTTCTTGGAGCCGCCCATCCCAGCCGCGCCGGTGAAGGCATTCATCGCCTTTTCGAAGGCTTCGCCGTGCTGCTCATGCTGCTCTTCGAAGGTCGAGTTGATCTTCCAGTCGCGGAACATCTCCTCGACCGACTTCGCCTGCTGCGAAGCCGTCTGTTCGAAGTAGTCGTAGACCTCGTCGGGATTGCCGTAGAGGTCCGGCCGCTGGCGCTGCTGGCGCTGCTGCTGTTGCTGGAGAAAAGCCGCACGCTCGCGGCGAAGGGCCTCCAACTCACGACGTTCCGCTTCCTGCTCACGACGTATCGCGTCGCGCTCCTCGCGGATTTCACGAAGACGCCAGGCCGGGACGCGCCCGCCTTCGCCTTCGTCGTCGTCACCAGCCTTCGGTGCCGGCTTCTCCTCCGTCTTGGCTTCGTCCGCTGCTTTGGCGGCAAAGCGGCCCTGCTCATCGCGGGGCTGGCCTGCATCATCCGTCGCCTGCCCGTTGTCACCACCATCATCGGCGGTCGTGTCTGCGGGGATCGAGGCGAGGGCTTCGGTGAGGCCGTCGTTGACGGAGTCGAGTTCGTTCGCGTCCTGCATGAGAACGTTCCTTCACAAGTTTCGTTTGTGGGACGTGTCGCGCTATGTCGCTGCGCGTGGCGGAGCGCCTGTCTCGTCGGCGCGTACGAAATGGCCCGTGTCGTGGGCCTGACGAGGTAGTTTAGGCGGGCTTGGGTTAGCCGGCCGCCACGGCAGTCACAGTGGCCGTGCCGCCACGGACGTACACGACGTAGGGGATTTCGGCATCGCCGCCGGTCTCGGCGGAGAGCGTGAGCGCAAGGCGAGCCGCCTGCGTCGGGCCGATCGGTCCGAACGTGAAGCGACGGGCCGGGCTGTCGTCGAGGGCGTCGAGGTCGCCAGCCGCATCCGGCACGGTAAGGCCGGTGAAGTCAGAGGCGGCCGGCCAGCCCTGGATGGTGCGCCAGTTGGTGCCGTCCACCTTGGTCTGCTGCATGATCTGGACCGTCTCCGTCGTGTTCTTGACGAGCAGGCCGGTCGTGTCCTTCAGCAGATCGAGGTCCACCACGATCTCCACCGCGCCGTTGTCGGGCTCGATGGTCAGGAGGGCGACGCCGGCAACGGCGGTGTAGTCCGCCGCGGAGACATCGACATCGGTCGTGCCGGTGTAGATCGTCCATGCGCCAGCGCCGGCAAGGATCTGGCTTTCCCGTTCTGCGGGGGTTTTCGTCATCCGTCAGTCCTTTCAGAATGCGCCCGCGTCCATGGGTGCTGCGGGCTGGCCGCCGCGGGCTATGTCATTTGCGGCACTCGCCACGTCCCTGAAGGCCGCAGCACGGTCACGAACGGCGCCCGCGTCAGCGTTCTCCGCCTCGATGCTGATCTTGTCGGCCTCGGCGTTGACCTTGCGGGCCTTGCCCTCGGCCTCGACGGTCTTGATCTCCATGACCTTCTGGTCGAACTCGGACGGCTGGTTGGCCTCGGCCGCCTTCTCGAGCATCTGCTTCTTGATGCTGCCGGGAAGGTTGGTCGCCATAATCATGATCTCGAACGGGATTTGCTGCCCGCTCTGAGCCAGCATCGTGAGCGTCTCCAGCGTGTCCTGCATCACGTTGAGCGTGTCCGGGCCCTCGTCGAGGATGATGTCCACATCGAGCGCGTCGACGCCGCCCTGCGCCATGACGTCGCCGTCCGTGCCGACGCTCACAAGCTGCGGCGATCCGGTCATCGGGTCCATGTCGAGGACGTTCAGGCCCATAAACCGGGCCGCGCCCTCATCGTCCGTCACCCTGATCCAGCGCTCTGCCTTCCAGTGCTTGCGGATCGCGTTCCAGACGGCGCGGTAGACCCTGATCTTCCAGTCCCGGTTCGAGATGATGCCCGGGCCGAGCTCGGCGATGCCGGCCTGTTGCAGGAGCGCGATGGCCCGGCCGGACTTGTTCTCGATGCCTTGTCCGATCAAGGCCGGGTTGGGGCCGAAGTTCTCGATCTCCGTCTTGACCTCGGCAATGGCCTCGTTGATCGCGTTGATGTCCGCCATCGTGCGGGCATCGTCGAAGTCGAAGCGCTTGCCGGGATTGACCTTGAGGAAGCCATCGGCGCGGACGGCCTCTCGGCGCGCCGCGTCCACATCGGCAACGGCGCCTTCCTCCGCGATGATGCGACGGGTGTTGATCAGGTGCGCGCGCTTCGAGACGAGCGCGTTCAGCTCGTCGATCAGCGTCTTGAGCAGCCGGAGATAGCCATACCTGTCGCCGTCGTGGTCGACGTTCACCGACCCCATGACGTAGCGGCTGATGCTCTTGCCCTTCTCGTCCTCGAAGGGCGAATCCATCTCCCGCAGCTTCGTGTCGCCGCAATACCAGCAGGCGCGCCACTCGCCCTTGACGATCCCCCAATGCTCGACGATGAACAGGCGCTTCTTGTTCGTGTCGATCCACTTCATTTCCCGGTCGCGCTGCTGCCAGCTTTCCGACCAGCCGCCCGAGGAGACGAGCGAATCAAGCTCCTCTTCCTTCTCGGGGAACATCTCCTTGGCGACGTCAACGTCGAGCCACTTGGCGACGCCCATGTACCGAGCATCGCTGAAGTCGTAGCGGAAGCTGCGCGGATCGTAAAAAAACGTGTCGTTGTCGATCTCGCCGAGGCCGATGTCGGGATCGCCCTCGTCACCACGGATCAGGCTCAGCTCGACGCCGAAGATGCCGTTGATCGCGCCGTCTCGCGCTTCCTCCGCGGATAGAGCCGACCAGTTGTTCGCATCGAGCACGTAGCGGATGGCGCCCGTTGCCGTCTCCGCGCCCTGCTCGTGCTTCGGGGTCCGCGGATAGGCCTTCGGGTCCTGGCGCATGCGCTCCAAGAGGCCGACAACGCCGTTGATCTTGCGCGAGGCCTTGTCGCGGATCGTCGCCGGCTGGCCGCGATCCTTGAGCGTCTGAAGCTGGTCCTTGGTGAGCTGGTCGCCGTGGTAGTAGTGGCGGTGAAGGCGCTGCTCCTCGATCTCAGCGTTCTTGGCGGACAGGAAGTCGGTGTACTGCTTCCGGAGCGTGGCAACCGAATAGCCGTCCTCCCTGTCGGACTGACCCGACGAGGACGGCGCACCGGTCCCGCTCGTGCCGTAGCCCGAGGTGCTGGTGGTGGTGGTGACGGCCATTCCGCCTCACAGCGTCATCATGTTCGAAGCGTCGCGCGTGGGGCGCGGCTTGTAGTCCGTGAACTTCGGCTTCTCCGGCGCTTTCGCCTGAGCGCCGTTCACCATCATGTCGAGCAGCTGGCCCACGAGTCCGAGCGCATCAACCTGGTCGTCATGCTTGCCGGCCGGGAAGTGCAGCAGCTCGGATCGCAGGTCCGCGAGCCAAGGCGCATTCCTCGGCAGGTACAGCCCCTCGACGGCCATGCGCCCCCGGATGGACTGCGCCCGGACCGCCTTGTCGCCGCGCGTCGGGAACTGCTCACGGGCCACGTAGGCCTGCCGGCGCCGCGTTTCCTGCTCGAGGAACGGGCCTACGCCCGCGTTGATCTGGCCCTTCTCCTCCGCCCATGCGAGCGGCTTCCATTCCCGCACCAGGTCGCAGAAGGCGGAGACCCACACATCCGACGACGCCTGCTTCCGCCACAGGTCGAGGACATACATGCGGCCGTCCGGATCGAGCCCGACGACGACATGAACGGTGTAGTCGCCGCCGTCCGCCGTCACCGCGTAGTCGGACCCGCCGTACACCTGCATCTGCTCGCGGGGCGGTGCCACGTCATAGGTCTTGAGCCAGTCGGCCTTGAAGTAGTCGCCTTCCTCCGGCGCCGGGCGCTGCTGGTAGAGCGCGCTCCAGGTCCGCGGCGGCGTGTCCTTCGCGAGCTGCTCAAGCTGCGCGCCGTAACCATAGTCATCGTCCCCCCACAGCGGGGCACCGAGTTCACGCCCAAGCGGGTCGTTGGCCTCGGCGAGCGCCGGCAGGCTCAGGACGTGCCAGTCGCCATGCTGCAGGGCGCGGCCGGCAAGGTCATCCTCATGCCAACGGGTCTGGATCAGGATTTGCCGGGCGCCGGGCACAAGGCGCGTCCGGAAGTCGTTGATGTACCAGTCCCAGGTCCGATCCCGGATCAGCTCCGAGTCCGCGTCCTGCCGCGAGCGAACCGGATCGTCGATGAGCCCGATCTTGGCTCGGAAGCCGGCGATGCCCGTCATCACGCCGGCGGCGTAGTACTCCGTCCCATCATCGAGCGCCCATCGTCCGGCCGCCTGGCTGTCGGGGTCAGGGCGGACACCGAGCATCCGCTGATGCTCCATGACGAGGTTGCGGACCCGTCGACCCCATCGCTCCGCCAGCTCGACGGTATGAGACGCGGCAAGCACGTTCTCCCGTCGCTGCATGTTCCAAGCCGGGAACAGCACCGAGCCGTAGGTGCTCTTCGCCGATCCCGGCGGCATGAACACCGCGAGCAGCGGGATATCGCCGTTCGCTACAGCCTCAAGCGCCTCGATCAGCAGCCGATGATGCGCTGCGGGGTGAAACCCGCAGAGCGACGAGAACTCAGTGAGGCTTCGACGCGCCGCGCGGCGCCGGATCAGTTCCTCGGCTGCCTCCTGCGGCGATAGCTGCGAGTTCGTCATCGGTCATTTCGGTTGCGCGCTTGAAAGCGCCTACGTCGCCCGTGGTGAACTGCGGCGGCTTGCCATAGCCTCGGTCGAGGATCTTGTCGGCTGCCGCTACTCGGGCCGAGTCCGACGCCTTGTCCGACCGCATGATTGCGGCGAGTGTCGCTATCGCATCAGGCGCGTGTTGCTTGGCGATCTCGGTCAGCGTGCCCTTGGCTTCCTTCGTGGCGCGGCTTTGGGCACCGATAGGCCGGCCGGCGCCTGGGCGCTTCCCGCCCCGCTTGCTGGTGGTCATTTGATTTTCGTTTGATTCCACGCGGGCATGAAAAAGCCCCGCAGGTCGGGCGACCTCGGGGCGCAGAAATTCGCGTTACCTGATTTCGTAATCTATTGGCCCCCATGGTGTCAAGGGGGCGCGCCCGGCGATGGATTAAAGGGCCTCATCGTTACCCCCGATACAGGTCCACGAGCGCGGCGCAGGCCATGCGGGTCGCGACACGGCCGGCGACCATCGCCTCCTTGCGATCCCGGAAGCCGAACACGACCGATCCGATTTCCGATAGCGGCGACTCGTGAACGAGCGCGAGATTGGCGACGACCTTCACGGCGCCCGACATGCGCGCCTCGATCGCCCTCACCCGCTGGCGAGCCTCGTAGACCGCCTGCGACGCGAATGCAGTCGGCGCCTTCGGGCCACGGCCGCCGCCGGCATTGTTCCAGTCCACGGAGCCGGGGGACGGCTCTACCGCTGCAAGGTACGCATCGCTGGCGTAGCGATGCCCGGCCTCGAACTCTGCCTCTGTGATGAAGCCCTGCCGATGGAGGCGGTCCAGAGGCGCCTCGGTGACGCGCTGGACGTTGCCCGGCGTGTGCTCGTGCCCGTCCTCGCCGGCGTGCATCAGGCGCTCGACGGTGGCCGTTGTGAGGCCGAGGCGGGTGCGCTCTGCGACACGATCCGCGATCTTCTCGACGGCGGTCTTTTCGGCCTGCATCTTCCCCTTGCCCTTCTTCGCCATCGGTTAGGAGGCCTCGCCCCATTCGGCCCAGCCGGCGCCATCGGTCAGCTCGACCATGCTCACCGGCACCAGACATCCGGGCTCGTTCGGCATCGGGCCCCATCTCGAGCTGGCCCATTTCCGCTGCTGCCGGGCGAATGCGAGACGCTTGCGCCAATCGTCCTCGGTGGCGTCCTTGCCATTGGCGGCCGGGGAAATTCCTCGCATCTCGCAGGCTCGTCGGATCCAGTTTCGCCATGTCGCCGGCCAATCGGCCTTCGTGCCGTCCTTGCCCGGCTTTCCGAGCCAGAAGTCGCGGAAACGATCCGCTTCCCGGTCTAGATCCTGATCGGATAGCCCCTGCGACCGGGCAAATGCTCGCTCCTCGGGAGTTGGTCGCCAGTCGGCAGCGAGCCTGGTCGCTTTCTTTGCAACCGAACGAAGTGAGGTTGTTTCTTCTCTCTGCTCTGTATCTGTCTCTGGGTGCGTAACCGTTACGGGGTTCGTTACGCCGCTTCCCGTAGCGCCGTTGCGCTTGTTGTTACGATACTTCCGCATCCGCTCGGCCGCGGTTGGGTCCGTAACGTCCGTCTTGAATTGACGACCATTCCAGTTGTGCGGCCTGACCGTCCCGGGCGCGTCCTCGTCGTCATCGAGAAGCCCCGCCGAGCGCAATTCGCCGAGCAGCTTGTGCGCCTGCTGCGGCTTCGTCCGAAGCTTGAATGCGATGGTCTCGATGTCGGGGAGCACGCCGTCGTTGGCGGAGGCGATGCACCACACATTGATCAGCGCCTTGAACAGGCGATCCGGAAGGCGCTGGACCTTGGGGTCGTCCACCAACGATTCGTAGAGGCGGAACCAGCGCTCGCTCATGTCCGATACTCCCGATCGCGGATCGCCCCGGAGGGCACATGCACCCACAGCTTCGCGATGCCCTCGGCGCCGTGGCTGTTCTTGAGGACGATGACGTCGAGGTCGTGCTTGCAGGCCTCCAAGTCGTCGACGCGCTTGATCTCGCGGTCGACGTCCGTCTCGTGGCGCTTCGAGAGGTAGTAGGACTCGCGGTAGACGCCCATGACGACCCTGGCGTCCTCTTCGATGCGCCCCGATTCCCGAAGGTCGGAGAGCTGCGGGCGCTTGTTGTCCCGGCTCTCCGCGGCCCGGTTGAGCTGGCAAAGGCAGAGGATGGGCACGTTGCTCTCGCCGGCCTCTTCGGCCAAGGCCGTGGTGATCTCGCCAAGCTCAATGCTGCGGTTGTCGGTGCGGCCGGTCGGGCGGACCTTGCCGAGATGGTCGATGATGGCGACGCCGGGCTCGATGCCCTTCCGGCGGTGGTAGGAGGCCCATCGGCGAATGCGGAGGCAGATCTCGGCGGCGGTGAGGCCACGGCGCGTGTCGATCATGATCGGCATGGCGCGGAGCTTCTGAGCGGCCTTGCGGACTTCCTCGATCCGATCCGACTTCACCTGCTGGTCGAGGATGTGCTGGTGCCAGATCGGTTGCGTGTTCGTGTAGCAGAGGTCGCCGAGCATCCGGGCGCCGAGGGCATCGCCGGTCATCTCCATGGAGAAGAACAGCACCGGGAGATCGTTCACGGCGATGTTGAGGGAGAGCGACGTGGCGAGGCCCGTCTTCATCATGCCGGGCCGGCCGGCGAGGATGGCGAGGTCGCCACGGCGAAGCCCGCCGATGATGTTGTCGAGGTCGGCGAAGCGGGTCCGGATCGGCGGCATCGGCTGGTCCTCGCCGTCGAGACGGCGCATCAGCGCTACGCCGAAGTCGCCCGCGGTGCGGCTGGATGAGCCGGCAGTGACGCGCTGTGCGTCCCTGCCGATCTCGAAGAGCTTTGTCTCTAGGTCCGCGACCAGGGAGGCAGTCGAGGCGCCTGGAGGGGCATAGGCCCCGGCGTCCTTGGCGTCCTCGCCGAAGGCAATCAGATCCCGGCGCGCGGCCGCGTTATACACGGCAAGGCCGTAGTCCCCTGCATTGATCACGCTCGTCGCCTCGGCTGCGAGCATGGCGATGTAGTGCCGAAGCGTGACTTCGCCGACCTGCATGTCGACGGGCAAGAAGTCCGTGAGCGTGACTGGGGTCGCGAGTCGGCCGGCCTGGCGAAGATCTAGACACACCTCGTAAATCTTCCGGTGGATCGGCTCGGAGAAATGGCGAGGCTGCAGGAAGCCGACGACTGACACCAACGCATCGTTGTTGATGAGGATCGCCCCCAGTACTTGCTGCTCGGCCTCGAGATTGACCGGGAGGGGATGGCGGATGTCGGTGAGCGCGTTCATTACTGCCCCCCGAGGCCCATGGTGTGAACGGCATCCGCCTCGCGCTGGCAGAGGCTCCATATCGCCGCCTCGACGTCGCCGGAGACACCGAGGTCGCAGACGATCTTGTAGGCCTCGATCGCGACCCGGTACGTCGGGCTGATGTCCAGAAGCCGCTGCGACGGGTAGCGGTCCCGAGGCTGGTAGAAGGCGACGGCGGAGCGGGTCATGCCGAGGACTTCCCGTTGTGGCGGACGCTCGTCTCCATCTGCACATCGACCGGCAGATGCGCCGCGGGGATCACATGGCCATGCACCAGCCCAAAGAGATGCGTCCGGGCCTCAAGCTCGGTGCCGAACCGCACCGGCAGCAGGACGTCGTTCCACACCACCGCCCAGGTCGGCGTGTGCTTGAACGCGCGATCGAGGAAGACGCCGGCCGTCATGGGCGCACGCGCTCCCGGTGCTTGCGAAAGCCATGGATGACGGTCGTGTGGTCCTTGGACAGGAAGCGGCCGATCTGCGGATATGACTTCATCGCCTCTGACCGGCAACGGAACATCACTTCCTGCCGGGCCACGACGATGGGCCGAACGCGGCACTTGCCGAGGATGTCCCGGGGGCGGAGCCGATGCTTGGCCGCGACCTCAGTGAGGATGTCCCGCATCATGATCCGCGTCGTCATGCGGCCTTCTCCCGTCGCACCGGCAGGAGCAGCGGCTCGCCGCAGTCGATGCACAGCGGCGTGATGCTCCACGGGCTCTTGAGGTGCTCCTCGCCGGCGTCGGCATGTACGGCGAGACACCGCGGGCAGATGCCGAAGCCAATCGCCAGGCTCCTGGCGATGAACTGCTCAGGGGTCGGGGGAGGATCGAGGGAGATGGGCATCACGCGGCCCTCCCATAGCGATGACGCGGGGCATGGACCGCGCCCCAATCACTGAGGATTTCGTTCACTTCCTCCGGGCTGCATGCGACGGCATAGGGAGCGCCGTTCAACTCGCAGAAGGTGCGAAACACCTTCTGATGCTGGCTGGGCCGCCCTCCCGGTGCCTTCAACTCAAGGAAGGCGGCCGCGCCGCCGGGGAGGATGATCACGAGGTCGGCGACGCCCGGGCGGACGCCCATCGCTTTGAGCTTGGCGCCCGTACGGGCGGAGCGACTTTCGCCGTTGGGCACCGCAAACCAGACCACGCGGTCCGCCGCATTGAGCTTGAGCAAAGCGACGGTGAATTTCTGGAGTTCGAGTTCGGTCATCGCCGCCTCCGGGCATCGCGGCGGATCAGGAAGAACGCGGACACGACCGCGCCGAGCGTCAGCGCGCTCCAGGTAACGGCGGTCCAGGTGAGGAGATATTCGGCGGGGCTCACGGCGAGCCCCCGGAGGCAGTGCCGGTCAGTCCGAGCGCTTCACGGATCTTCGCGTGGCGCGCCACCAGCGAGCGAATTTCGCTGCTATCAGGGCCCTCGCCAATCTGAGTGCGTGTCTTAAGGTCATCCTCGACCAATCTCAGTTCGCGGCGCAGCTCTCGGATCAATGCAGTTCCGAGCCGGCGCAGCAAGTCGTTGCTGACATCCTTCATCCGGCCGCGCCGGGCCAAGCTGTAGAGCTTGCTGACCGGCACGCCCGTCTGAGCGGAGATGATGGGCCGTATCTCGGACCGGGCCTTCTTGGAGCGCCGCGAAGCGACGACCTCCAGGAACTCAACCCAGTCCTCCGCGACCTCGGCGTCACTCGGCGGCACTTTTTGTCCCTCGGAATGGCAGATTCTGCTCACGGTTCACTCCATGCTCATGGCGTTGAACATGGAGAGGCGGCCTGACGGGCAGGCTCTCGGAGACGCGACGGGACGTGCTTGGCGGCTGGACCCGGAGCGTCGCAAATTCGGAGGAAGGCGAATGCAGGATGCGCTTGAGGCTCGGGTTGTGGCCCTGGAGATCGCGCATGTGGCGCTCGCGGCTACGTTCTTCCGCTTCGCCTGCTACAGCGCCCGTTGGGATTACGATCAGTGGGTCGGCTTCATGCTCGGGCATGCCGACGAGCTGCGCCGAAGCTCGGGGCCGGAGCACATCGGCGTCATCGTTGAGAGGCTGATGGAGCGGCTGGTGCCCGGCGACGAAGGGAGCGCGCCGCCGGGCACCGCACATCGCGCCGACACAGGGGCGAACGGCGCGAAAGGATGAGACGCGGCAGAGTACGCCGCCATGGCCGGGCGCTTCCGATGCCCTCGATAGGAGGCGCCCGGCCTTCATGCTGCCTCCGGCTTCGGCGGGAGCGGCAACCAGTGCGACGGGTCTTCGTTGCGATCGGTCCAGGACTCGAAGGCTTGGTCCGCGTGGTTCCACCACATGACGCAGGGGCGCTTGTAGCCTTCCCAATGGCCGATGATCGGCGTGCCATCGCGGGGCGCGGTAGCGATTGGCTGCCATCCGCCGACGGACGCCATCTACCCCCTCCCCTGTTCGAGGGCGGGCATCAGGCGGCTCCGGAGGCGGGCAGCAAGACGGGACGCGGAGCGAAAGACAATTCCGCGAAGCCGGACGCGGACTTCCAGCCACTCGCCACATTCGCGGGAACCGCCTCCCCGCCAACAGCGGTTACGAGCGCGGCCTCGCGTCCAACGAAGCACAACGGATCGCCATGCAGGATGCGATAGACGATGTCACCGGCGGCGTTCTTGTGCAGGGCTCCGCTGCGGGAGGCGATATAGGCACGGAGTCGAGGCTCAATTTCCTCCGCGACGTACCGTTCATCAACCGCAACCTGCTCGACGAGCAATCCTTGCTGGTCGTACTCCGTGAGCGCAGCAACAAGATCGTCGGTCGGCTCGAACCACTCGCCCTTGACGCGGCTATCGGCAAGCCGCTGCTTCAGATCACTCTCAGTCTTCGCCCCGTGATCAATGAAACAGATTGGCCGAAGTGTGAACGGAGCGTTCTGCGCGATCTGCGCGATGCGGCGTACCGGGTTGGTGCTGCGCCCCACCTTCACCATGCCGCCAGGCGACGCGGCCTGAGCCACATAGGCGATGTCGCAACTCATGCCGCCACCTCAGTGGGCGGATACAGGTCGGGACGAAGCTCATGCCGCGGCACGCCTGTGGCCCGCTCGACCTGCAACACGCGGTCGGCCGGCACGCGCAGCCACTGGCTGATCGCCTGATGGGTGACGCCGATATGCCGGGAAAGAGCCTTGGGCCCCCCGACTTCCTGGATCGCTTTCGCTAGGGCTTCTTGCTTCATGGCAAGTGATGCATGCCATACTTTACACGCTTGCGCAAGTCCCTCTTGCGTAGACGAGCGCAAGTGAGCGGCGCACAAGTGGGCATGGGCATCGAACTTGGCCGCGTGCTCCGTGAGGCGCGCGAGAGACAAGACAAAACACAGGCGGACGTGGGAGGCGTTGTCGGCATCTCCCGCGCCGCGGTCGGTCAGTGGGAGAAGGGCAACACCGAGCCGACCACCGAGAACCTGATCGCGGTCTGCGAATATCTCGGGATTGATTTGACCGAGGCTACTGCCGG